AATACTATGGTATTAAGTTAATTGATAATAGCGGAGAGTTATACAAAGGAGTATTATTTTGTACCGACCAAACAGATTATGATAAGTTTGATGTACACAAAGACGATTATGTAGTTGAACAAAGCTACGACAATGAATATATAACAGTATGAGTAAGTCAAGAAGAAATACAAAAGCAAGGGTAAAACCTCAAGTAAAAGATGGTAAAATACACATCGTAAACCTTGAGTCATATTCACGCCCTGACATTAAGGAATACAGTAATCAAGACTGGGTTTCTTATGGCGATGATAACAACTACTTTGAATACCTAATTGATAGGTATAATGGTTCGCCAACAAACAACGCTGCAATCAATGGTATTGCAGAAATGATTTATGGTAAAGGACTTGACGCTACTGATGGCGATAAGAATCAAAGTCAGTATGACGAGATGAAAGAGCTCTTCACTAAGGACTGTATGAAGAAGATATGCTACGACTACAAGATGATGGGTCAAGCTGCACTTCAAATTATATACACCAAAGACAGAAAGAAAATTGCTCAAGTTGAGCATATGCCTGTAGAAACACTTAGAGCTGAGAAGTGCAATTCAAAAGGCGAGATAGAGGCTTACTTCTATCACTCTAATTGGGAAGAATACAAGAAATCTGATAAGCTAAAGAGAATCCCTGCATTTGGTTTTTCTAAGTCGCCACTTGAGATATTATACATCAAGCCTTATCGTGCTGGTTACAAATACTATTCGCCAGTAGATTATCAGGGTGGTTTACAGTATGCAGAGCTCGAAGAAGAGATTGCAAACTATCATATTAATAACATTCAGAATGGACTCGCTCCTTCTATGCTTATTAACTTCAATAACGGAGTACCTCCAGAAGAGCAGAGAGAAATGATTGAAAGAAGTATTGTGGAGAAGTTTAGCGGTAGTTCTAACGCAGGTAGATTTATCTTGGCGTTTAACGACTCTAAAGAACTTGCAGCTACAATAGACCCTGTACAATTATCTGACGCTCATCAGCAGTATCAATTCTTGTCTGATGAATCTATGAGAAAGGTGATGGTATCGCACAGAATCGTCTCTCCTATGCTCGTTGGTATCAAAGACAATAGCGGACTTGGAAACAACGCAGAAGAGCTTCAAACGGCTTCTCTACTTATGGATAACACTGTTATTCGACCTATGCAAGTAACAATCTTAGATGAGTTGGAGAAGGTGCTTATGTATAACGGAATTGAATTGGATATATACTTCAAGACATTACAGCCACTTGAGTTTACTGACTTGACAAACGCTATATCTGAGAGTGAAGTAGAAAAAGAAACTGGTATCAAGAGAGACCAAGTTGATGAAGAACCTCAAATAGAAGAAGAAGAATAATATGGCAACTGCATTATTTATAAAGAGAGCTGACCTTGTAAAGAACACCGCACTTAATGGTTCGGTGGACACTGATAAGTTTATTCAGTTTATACATATAGCTCAAGAGATTCACGTTAGAAACTTTATGGGTACTGATTTATACGATAAGATTAGTCAAGATATTATTGATGGCAATTTAACAGGAGACTACTTGGAGCTTATAAACGATTACATTCAACCTATGCTTATTCACTATGCTATGGCAGAGTATCTACCTTTTGCAGCGTACACAATCGCTAATGGTGGCGTATATAAGCATAACTCTGAGAATAGTTCAATCGCCAGTAAAGAAGAGGTTGACCTATTGATTAATAGAGAACGTGATTATGCAGAATACTATACTCAGCGTTTTATAGACTATATGAGCTTTCACGCAGATGAGAAGTTCCCAGAGTATTATACAAACAACAATGAGGATATTTACCCAGATAAAGACGTATTATTTCACGGATGGAATCTATAAGCAAGTACAAGCCTAAAGAGGGTAATATAGTAAAGCTAAAGAAGTATTTAGAAAGAAGAGTTAAACAAGTAAAACTAACAGAGAACATTGGCTACACTAAATAACAAAAAGATAAAAGATACTTTCAAGGGATTGTTAAAGACCCTTGATAACGCTGAGATTACAGGTCAAGTAGAAATTACTGATGGCGATGGTAATCAAACAGGCGTATTTATAAACACCGATGGCTCTATAAAGGTTACTGGTACTACCGAGTTTGGCTCACTCAAAGATACTGGAGAAGATATTACAATTACTAAGTTTGTGGATGAAGCTGATGGTATATCAAACAATGATGACGACAGTTCAATACCCACTTCTGGCGCAGTAAAAGATTATGTTGATTCTGGCGTAAATACAAACGCAGCTAACATAAGCACGAATACGTCTAATATAAGCACTAATACAAGCGATATAAGCACGAATACAGGTGCTATTTCTCTCAATACAGCTAAGAACTCTTATCCTTCAGCAGACGCAGCGAAAGTGGCTAATATAAGCGTCACACAAGCTGTAGATTTAGATACTCTTGAATCTAATGTAGCTACTAACAATTCAAAGGTCAGTTTTGACTCCACAAGCTCTTCTAAGTTATCTGGAATAGAAGCTGGTGCACAAGTAAACGATGTTACTTCTGTAAACGGTCAGACTGGTTCTGTAACGCTTACTTCAAGTAATGTTAATGAAGGCACTAATTTATATTACACTGACTCTCGTGTAGCATCAAACAGTGCGGTTGCAGCTAATACCGCCAAGACAGGAATAACTGATGCACAAGCGAGTGCTATTAACGCCAACACATCAAAAGTAGGTATAACAACTCAACAGGCTGATGCTATTGTAGCGAATACTGCTAAGACAGGTATTACTACAGAACAAGCTAACGCTATAACTGCGAACACCGCTAAAGTTGGAATTACTACTAAACAAGCGTCAGACATAACCACAAACAATTCTAAGGTGTCTTTCCCAGAAGCACCTAATGATGGCGATTCTTATGTAAGAAAAAACGAGGGTTGGGAAAGTTTAACGCATCCTACTGATGCAGTTACTTCTGTAAATGGCGAAACAGGTGTAGTAGTTTTAGATTCAGACGATATTACAGAGGGTACATCTAACTTGTACTATACCGATGAAAGAGTATCATCAAACTCTGATGTTACAGCTAACACAGCTAAGGTCGGAATCACAACACAACAAGCAAGTGATATTACCACCAATAACGCTAAGGTTGGCATTACAACTCAACAAGCTGCCGATATAGTTGCTAACAATTCTAAGGTCGGAATCACTACGCAACAAGCATCTGACATAACTACTAACAATGCGAAGGTAGGTATCACAACTACCCAAGCAGATGCAATCACAGCTAACACAGCCAAAGTTGGTATAACAACTGAACAAACCAATGCGATAACTGCTAACACAGCAAAGGTTGGTATTACTACGCAACAGGCAAGTGATATAACAACGAATAATGCCAAAGTGGGTATTACTACCCAACAAGCGTCAGATATTACTACAAATAATAGTAAGGAAAGTATGGTGCTTGGTACGACAGCAGGTACAGCGTTAGAGGGTAACACCTCTTTACTTCAATTAGGTACTACATCTACTACTGCATTAGCAGGGGATACAACAATCCCTGATAATAACAATCAACTTACTAATGGTGCAGGATATACAACAAACACAGGTACAGTTACAGAGGTAACAGTTGGCACTGGATTAGATGTTACAAATGGCACTTCAACACCAGCACTAAGTTTAGACTTATCGGAGTTTACAGATATGACTGCCGATATGATAGAAACAGACGAGTTTATTGTACTCGATGGAGGAGCAGAGAGACGAAAAGCAATTAACGAAATAAAATCAACTCTATTTAGCAACAATGATTTATACAAAGTTATAGGTATTGCAACAGACCACGCAAGTAGAGTTACTTTAGATAGTGGTACATCAGAGGGTGCTACGAGTATTATGCAGAATTTTGAAATTTTAATAGCAAACTAATGAGTTTATACGATAAAGCAAGTATAGCGTTAATACCAAGTGGATTTAAAGCTACATCAGGAAACTTAGGTAAAGTTTACTCAGTTTTACCTGCTAATGGTAATGGCGATTTTACAC